GCCATCCGGTAATTCGACGATCTTGTCAATTTTCCCAGCCGCTTCAAACGTCCGGGATTTCCCGGTCGTCTCCGGATTGGCGATCGGCATCGCGAATTCCCATTCGCGCTCGACTATTTCGATCGCACGATCGGCCCAGTATTCATGGTAGGCGTTCACCATCGCGCATGCGAGCTGATAATCACACTCCCACTTATACCTGTCCCCTTCGTAATCACCATCAAGGCCAAGCCATTCCGGTTCTTTGGGTTTGGGCGGGATCTTGCCAAGCTCCAACCCCTCATGAAAAAGTCCACCGACATACATCGGCGTGTCGATGCGTTGCTTAACCAGTCCGAGAATGTATTTGTAGTAATACATCCTCAGGCAGGTCTTGGCGCAACTCATACTCGAATGCGTCAGTTTGCAATCTGCCATAATTTGCCCTCCTGAAAAAAAGTTACGATCTGGCTCCTCAGCGCGCGGCCGATCAGCTCCGCACGGACAGGGGAGGGGAGGGCCTCCCCTGTTTCGCCTCAACCGTTGATTGCTTCCATTATTCGGTTGGTGGCATCGATAAGCAAAGCACGAGCGTCCTCAAGCTTCGCCCTCGCGTCGTTGCCCAGATCCGGATCAGAAAGCTCGCCGTGTATAAAATTAGCGCATTTGATGATCCGGGTTTTAGCCTTTCCCCACCGCGTCCGCTGTTTGGCCGTATAAGGCCTTGCAGGATCGGTAGTATTCAGGGGCGCATCCTGTGCGGTAACGGCCTGTCCGGCGATTTTACGCGCTCTCAGGTGGGTATTTGTTGCTGTTTCGGCATACATTCGCCGCTCACTGGCTGTCCCGGCCAATTGGGCCGCCTCTCCCCACAGAATAGCCGCTTTGGAAAAGTCCCCGTTCTCTTCAGCCTCAATTGCCGCTTTGGCCTTTTCAATGCATGTATTCATTTTTTTGCCCTCCGTATCGCAGATCACAGAATCGAGCCACCTCATCAGTACCGGATGCTCGTCCCCGGCATACATGCACGCAGGATCGCCACGCGCATGTTTCGGCTATTCCTCGACTTCGTCATGGACCTTCTTCGATTTCACCCTCGAAGACGTATCAAGCTCGAATTCGTAGTCGCTTCCTTCGATCTCGATCTGAAACCGCCTGAAGTCCTTTTTCTCCATCAGGAGACAAAGGTTCTCCCGGGCCTCCTTTTCGACGGCGCCTGCCTGTTTGCGCGTGAGCTCTGCTTCCTTCATCTTGCGATCAAGGGCTTCGACATCCTTGGGAACCTTCATCCCGGGAAACAGATTGCCGCTTCCTTTCTCTCGCTCTTTCTCGAGCTCGACTTCCTCTTTCTTCTTCCTTGGCATTATCTACTCCTTATATCGGCCAATAGAGGGTCTGCCTCATCAGCGCCCGGAAACCATCCCGGACGGACGCCCGGATCTCTCCGGGCGTTTCGGCTATTCAATCTCACGCTTGGATGCGGCCTTCTTCTTCGAGGATGTCTTTTTCGGTTTGGCTTCAACATCACGCTTCTTCGCCTTTTTCGGCTCCGCCATCTCTGCCTTGATCTCGGCCTCTATCTGGCGAGCCTTAACAAGATCTGCGTTGGGAACAAATGCTGTATCGTTTACCCGTTTATCGATTTCGTCGATTGTTTCCACAAGAGACGCGCGAAGACCTGCGGCCTTGACTTCCTTAAGCGCATCGATGATCTTCTTCGTTTTCTGGCTTTCGCTTCCACCTTCTTCGGCCGCCTTAACCGCCGCTTTCGCCGCCTCCCGGGCCGCCTTGATCTGCTCTGCCAGTTTGGCGCCTGTATCCTTGGGAAGAATATTGCTAATCCCTTTCATACGTCCCAGCGCGTACCTGAGCCCTTTGATGTCACCCTTTTCCACGCATTCGTTGACGTTTTCGAGCAAGGAGACAGTGTTATCGTAGAGCGCCCGGGCGACTCGTTCATCGCCTCCGGAAATCTCAAAAACCGAGAAGTTGAAAGCCAGCCGGGTATATTTGGCATTGGCGTTATATTCCCAGACTCCGTTCCGGGCGACGCTGATCGCGGCCTCGAGTTCATCCGCGCGATCCTTGGGAACGAAGATCCCGAAATTATTAATAGCCGTTCCGAGATTCGCGATCTTCTTCGTCAGCAGGTTCCGGGTATAGCCGAGCGCGCGCTGTTCCTTGACGCTTATGACGATTTTATGCGTGTTCCAGTCTGCGTCGAGTCTCTCACCATTGATCGCCTGTTGACGATCCTTGTGCGTATAGCTGACGCATCCACTCTGGCTGATGGCCCCGACTACAAGGTATCCGTCCCTGATATACTGTGTGTTTTTCATTTTATATTCCTTTAGGTTAAAGTTATTCAATCGAGCGGCCAGACTGTTTGGCGGCCGTCTCAGAAATCGAAGCCATGCGTGCGCGTCCCTGTGCCCATTTGCGCAGTTCCTCGATCTTCTCTCGCATGGTAGTTGAAAGCGGAACACGCTTGCGCAAGGCCTTGACGATGTCGTCGTCTGTTACCTGCCGGGCGCCGTCCTCGAAGGCGGTATACATCGCATCGATGAAGCCCTGTTCTATTTCACTCCCTGTATAGCCATCGCTGACGTCCGAGACGATGCTGATGTCTACATCGCCGCAAGGCTCGAACTTGGCCACCATGACGTTTGCGATCTGTTCACGCTCGGTCTCATTGGGAAGGTCAACGAACCAAAGATCATCCCATCTACCTGCCCGGAGGAATTCAGGAGGAAGTTTGGAAATATCATTACTCGTGGCGATGATGAATACTCCTTCCTTGCGCTCCTGCATCCAAGTCAGGAAGGTGCCGAATACCCGTGTGCTGGTTCCGCCATCGGTATCACCTCCGCCCTGTGCAAAAGCCTTCTCGATCTCATCCACCCAAAGGATGCAGGGCGCGATCGTCTCGGCCGTCTGGAGCGCAGTCCGGATCTTGCCCTCGCTCTCCCCGACATACTTGCCGAAAAGCGATCCAACATCCATCCGGAGCAATGGAAGGCCCCATGCGTTCGCGATGCATTTGGCCGTCAGGCTCTTGCCGCATCCCGGGATGCCGACCAGCAGAAAACCCTTAGGAGCCGGAAGACCCCAGTCACGCGCATCCTGCGAGAAAGCACGGCGCCTCGTTACCAATGCTCCCTTGAGCTCATCCATGCCGCCCACGGCCGACAGACCTCGCGGATCGGGATCGTACCATTCAAGGCCGGAACCCTTAACTACCCGGGCCTTCTCTTTGGCGACAAGGCCGGGATCGAAAATACCGACGGCAGCCAGAGACCGGGCAAGGGCATTGCTGGCATCATCTGCTGTCAGGCCAAGCATCGCGCTAATGAGATCATCTCGATTGCCGTTTTTCTTGACGTCCGCGACAGCACCATCCGGCGCCCAATCGAGGAAGCCATCAAGTATGTCGCTCATCTCCGCCCGGTCCGGGAGGCTCGATTCGATCAGCGTGAAGAGGTCAAGTCCCTCCCCGGGAGCTGCCTGATCGACGATGATGATCTGCTTTGCCCGTTCCTTGGGCATGCTCTGGAGCTCGAGATGCATATCCCGGGCCGCGCGCTTCGCGATCGGCTCATTGAGCCATGTGCCGCCATCCTTGGCGAGCAGGATCGCACGCTTGTCATAATCCCGAAGCCACTGCATGGCCCCGTCAAGCGGCCGAGTCTCGTCGCGGCGGACCTGATCTACCTGCCCGACCTTCTCGACTCCCTTCGTTACCGTCCAAGTCCAGAGCTCATATCCGAGCTTGTCCGCCATCGGAACCAGCGCGCGCTCGACGCGCACCTCCTCAGGCGTGCGCAACCAGACGATCCCCGTCTTGGCGCGCATTGCGATTTCCACCTCATTAATGTAGTTAGTCATTTTTCACCCTCCTGATTAATGACCATGTCCGAATACCAATGCCTGACCTGCCGGTGCCGCAGTGGCGACCATCATGCGGATCGTGGCATCGCTGCTTTGACGCAGTTTGTTGATCGCGCAGGCATCACACCATCCTCCGCGACTGCTCCATCCCTCAATGGAGACCCTGTTCCCATTCCGCACGATCTGTGCGGATTTGGATTTCAGCTGAGCCTCGAGCTCAGCCAGTTGCCGGGCGCGTTCGCGCCTCTCGCGTTCTTCACGCGCAAATGTATCGCATACCATATCAACCCTCCTTGAAAAAAAGCATGCGCTGTTTGACCTGCCATCTTCAGCGCCGGGCGGTCGGTCCCGGCGGACACCCGGGCGGCCCCGGGTGTTTCGACTGTTGTGATTGTGTGATTCATTTTATCCATGAACCCGAACGATATTGACCAGATCAATATCGACCTTCGCTCGTTCTGCGAGCATGACCATAAAATCCTCCGCCTCATCCATGCTCTCAAAGCAATCGAATACAATGGATTCATTGCCATCTTTAACAACAACATCATGAACTTTGCTTCCATCACTCAATTTTTTCTCGATTATGTATGCCTGCATGATATTTCCTCCTTATATCTGGTTGTTAATGTGATTGGCGGATATGATCAGCTCTTCCCCGGCCTCATAACCGTTGACCGGTTCAATCGCCCGGAAAATGGCGGCAGACTGAAACAGGATTGGGGTCCGATTCCACCATTGCGGTGAGAGCGGTTCCCGTTTCAGCCTGCCTTATTTTTCGTTGATTCTTTTTCATTATCGGACCCCATTAAATTCGACACAGGGATTATACGCGGCGCCAAACCCCTGTCAAGGACCTTCTTCAAAAAAGATCAACATATCGTTTTATTTGATCAATAGAAAGGGGCAAAAGGCTATTTTTGCCGTATTATATGGCATTTGAGGAATTTTGGTAAAAAGACAAAAAAACGGGTCCGAAGTGGCCGACCTCCCCGGACCCGTCACACGAACCGACAGCAGCTGTCAGTTCTTTCTTATAGTCTCGCTCCAGATAAACACGCATCCGAGAGCGCAGAGACCGAGGAATTTCCTCCAGTCCATTTCACTGATGCCGAGATAGACGAGCGCCGCAATCACATACGCGCGCTTGGATGTCACGGCCTTCAGCGCATTCTCCGTGCTCCCGTAAAGTCTCTCGAGCGTTCCGATTACCTTGTCCTTAAATGATTTCTTCTCATCCATTGTGACTCCTTTCTTTTTTAAGTTCAGAAACCGCGTCAGCTATTGTCTGCATGTGCTGAGCGGTAATTGCTTGATCTCTTGCTATTTTCTCTTGACTCTTCACTATCGACCTCGGGAAGTACGCGAGCGGAAGACCGTCAGAATCCTTTTGCGTTTGGATGGAATGGATCTCCTTGACTTTATCGTTCGTGTCGATCGTTATCGATTTTATGTCCTGACAGACCTGAGGGTTCGTTCCTGTCGGCTTGGAATCGTTCCCCTTCATCTTCGCCAAAAGATTGACGAATTCTCTTATTATCAGAACCGCAAATATACCACCGACTCCGAGTTGTATTATCCAGTTGTCCATCCCTTCCTCCTATTTCATTTCAAGAATTTCAACGCGACCTCTTTCAGCATCTTCGCGAGCAGCCAGATAAGGATCAAGGCGAATGCCAAGACCACGGCCACGAGTCCGATGCCGTACCATATCGAATTGACGTCGTGACTCGTATTTACATCGCCATCGACATCGCCAGTCTTGGTGCTTCCCTGAAGCGTTTCGAAAGTCTGCGTCACCGTATTCATGACGACTGAAATCGACTGCTGTATTTTGACGAGGTCTCCATCCAGCTTTTCGATTTTCTCAGACATATCCTGCTGATTCTTCAGGGACGTCTCCATGGCGTTGTTCGGTTTTATATTCGCCGAATTCCCATTACATCCCATTTCCATACAGCAGGCAATTATAGCGAGGATCAAAAGAATTAATATGATCGCAAGATCTCTTTTCGTAGGTCTTCCGTCTTCCATTTTGTTCCCTTATATGAAAGTAACGAACTTCCTCAAGATCGCGATATCGTTTGGGGAGATAAAGATTGCATCTTTTCCGGCCTCAACCTTCTTTTTCTCCCTTTCCATGGCAAGCGCAAGGGCTTCCTTGCTGATCCGGATCTCCGGATATTTCAATTTAATTACCTTCTGACTTGCTTCGGTTATTTTTTTGCCATATTCTTTGTCGATCCGTTTCCTTTCCTCTTTTTCTTCCTGCGTCATTTTGTTGCGTTCATTTTCATCCGGGAGGCCCATCGGAGATCTCGGAATCGGACGACCATACACCTCCTGATAAAGTTTCGCCTTCATCGTTTCAAACTTCTTCTGCTCTTTCAGCAAGGCGTCATTCAATTCAAGGAGTTGAAAATTCTCATCAATCCCTATATACAGACTGCAGAAACGCCCTATTGTTTGCATGGTTGGATGGAAAGGATTTGTAATCTCCCCGTATTCGATCTCGAGCTCAAATTGTTTTGTTTCCTCTTTCATCTCTTTTTCTTTGTCGGCCATTTCTTTTTTCTCCTTCTTAAAAAAACATTAACTATTCAGGAGCCATTTCAATAGACTCCTCAACCTTCGAGACAATCTCTGAGGCTGTTACCGTTGAGGCTGAATTCGCTTTCTTTATCAGTTTCTCGGACACGAACCCGAACACCTCCTTGATCTTTCCTTGTTCAGCTTCTGTAAACTCTCCGAGAAAAGCATTCGCCTTTTTCCCTTTGTCTGTCAGCAGAAAAGATTTCAGACCGATAGAAATCTGAATCCCCTGTTCTATTACGCTTGTCTCAATCTGTTCTGTAAACTGTAACGGATCATTCATTTTTTTCTCCTTTGTTTTTATGCGCCATTATCGCTTCGAGACAGCTCGAGCCAATTCGAACCATCATATATAAGCTCTATCGTGTCCTGTGTATTGTCAAGGCTGAAATCTCCTGCACATTGAATATTTCCGGTTCCGTCTTTTATAACAACAGTCCGGGCATCATTCTCGGCCTGAAGAATCAGCCTATCTCCAGCCTGACCTCCGCTTATAGTATCGAGATCGTCGGATGCCGCATCGCCCTCAGTATCAATCCTGTGCCAGCCCTGTGTTTTTACTATTGCGCCGGTAGAAATTGTCAGCTCTGTACTATCGGTCAAATTCAAAAGAAGAACTTCAACACTTCCGCCGAAAAAGCTCTTAACATTCGTCGCGACATACACTGCCCAATCCCAGCTCGTGTGAAGGTCCAGATAGACACCATAAGAAGATCCTCCGAGGGTGACTCCTCCGATAGCCGTTCCCTCGAGATGATGGCCGAATACGTCGTCTGTAATCTCCCCATCCGAGGCGTTTATATAATTCCTTATTCCGTACAGAGATCCCCAGAGCTTCAGAGCCGTTACTTCGTTAAATTGCGTGGACAGGTATTGACCGGCTATATACTGAGAAGTCGAGACGTCTCCAAAATCTCCCTCGAGTATGATCAGGGACTGATAAATCCCTCGCACGTTTCCGTGCTGCCCACCAACGCTCTGCATCGTGATCTGACCGCTCCAGTTGGTCCAGTGATCGTTCGCCGTTCCGGTTCCTCCGTTCATGGTAACAATAAAACTGAAAAGGTTCGCGCTTCCATTGATCGTTTTTGATAAAGCCTCCGCACGGAAGAAGTTGTTCGGATAATCCGTCGTGTATCCATTCGGATTGCTTCCAATATATATGTTCTTGTCCACCCACCCGAATCCAGAATACACGCTTACATAATCCCCGGTAGTTATGAACCTCAGATGATCGATCTCATACGAAGTCGCGCCAATTACCATTTCGTTCGCTTGGGTAGTTGTGGCCCCGCGCCCGATTGCTATTGCTGAGTCGTGGTTTGCTGCAGCGTCATAACCGACGGCCACGGCCGACACCGCAACCGAAGTTGCTGTACCGAGTGCGGTTCCGCCAATTCCGGTAACCGTCGCATCGGCCCCGAACGCCACACTGTATTGATAGGCGATCGACGTGTTCTCCCCAACTGCCGTGGCATCGAAGATCGTTACTGAAGTTCCTTTTCCGATTCCGACTGAGCGAGGACCAGTAACGTTTCCGTCAGCACCGATTGCGATTGAATTATCAGCTGCAAGATTTACGTTCTCACCTATCGCGACGCCGTCACTGCCGGAAATAGTAAACTGATATCCGATGGCTACATTTCGAGCGAGGGTTCCAGTTGCTACTCCAGCAGAACCGAGATAAACAGAATCCGTCGAAACAACCGTTCCCGTTAAGTCAGAACCAAGCGCGACCGTATTCTGCCCAATACCCGACAGGTATTCTCCAATCGCAACGATTCCGTTCGCGCCAGCAGTATGTATGTTCCCACCGACCAGAACCGTCTCGACGCCAGACGTGGAAAGATCAAAACCGAACAAAAAGCAATTTCCGTTTGTCGCCTGAAGATCGTTCCCGAAACCGATACACTGTATGCCGGACATCGTGACGTTATATCCGACGGCAAGAGAATTGTTTCCTGTTGCTGACGATCCAACTCCGTACGCTTCCGAGTTAGTCCCGGAACCAGTCAGTGGTGCCGAGATTCCGCCAGTAAATACGGCTGCTCCCGTGAACGTCATATCACCGAGGAAGTTTATGTCAGCCGGGGTTCCTATTCCAGCAGATGATCCATCTATAATAATTGAGGCCAGATTCGAATTCATACCGATTACGAGCTGGTTGCTTCCAACGCTCATAAGCGGATTACCGGCATCAACACCTTTTCCAAAAACCCAGTTGTCGTCACCGGTTATAAATCCGATAAACTGTCCGAACCCATAGCAGTCGTCATTCGTTCCGCTGGCCCCTGTTATATTTCGCCCAACATAAACAGCTCTGTAACAGGTATTTGAAACAAGATTGAAACCAATCATCGTACAGTCTGTAAAGCAAGTAATACCTTTCCCGAAACATTTCGCGCTGGTCCCGGCCGTGATATTCTGCCCGATTGCGATTGAAGTGAATGAGCCAGCAATGACTTGTGAACCAAGAGCGATACTTGCGCCATTGCCTGTTGAAACGGCATAATATCCCATTGCCACGCCGTAGGTTCCCGAAGCAGAACAATTCCAACCAGTAACGAAAGAATCGGCACCAGATGCTGTGCTTCTATAACGACTGAAGCAGAAAGAACCCTGCCCGATGTTCGCGTCGTCCCATTGAGACGAGTCAACTGCGCCTGCCCTCACTGCCTGCTTTGAAGGTATCCACATAAACCGCGTCCCGGCTCCGCTCGTCGGAGTCGCGCCGGTCGTCCCTTCAGACCATATCGTGTTATCGACCTGAAGCATACCGGCAAGATACGACGGTACCGTATCCTCGGAGCCGTACAGAAAATAATCGAATGCCGTTCCCTCAGCATAGTATGCGTAAGAAGTCCCTGTCACACCTGTACTCGTGCTCTTCGCGAAGAAAGCATACTCGTTCCCTGAGAGCCTGTTCGTTCCGCTGATATTCATATCTGAATAATGACCGTACACATCTCCGGTAATCGTTCCGAGAGATGCGCAGATTATATTCTGATAACTCCCGTATATATCGTGAAGAGTTCCACCGCTCGACGGCCCAATCCAGTTAAGCGTTCCGTACGTCTGAAGGGTGACGGTTCCTTCCGGATGAAAGCGGAAATAAGTTCCCTTAACACGACCAGTCACGGTTTTTCCGGTCTCAATAAAAAAGTCATTCCACATACCGGTCATGGCATCTGAGCCATTTCCATAATTCTCATACGCACGCAGGATATTATGATTCCCATAAATATATCCCATCGTATTTACAGCATCTGATTGTCTGAGCTCAACATAATGACCGGTCATTTCCCAAGCGGTAGTAGTCGCGCCGCCGGTTTTGTTTATATACTGAAACGTTCCATGATATGAAAAACTCGGATTAGCAACATACGAACCTTGACTGATTTGAATTACGTCAGAATTTGTTCCTTGCGGATTCATAGTTATTTGTGTGACCTGCGTTATTCGGTTGCTATTCATTGAAAGCGTCGTGTCCATCGTGTGCCCGGCAACGCTCCATGCGAGGTTCGATAAAGTCGCGTGGTCGTTGAGGCCTCCGCCTCCTCCGCCTCCGCCTTCTGCGATGTGGAAAGTCTCCGTGTCCTCATCGCATCGCCCGAGAACGATTATTAATCCGGAGGTTGGCTGAACAGTCGTCCACGCTCCCGGAGTGCTCTGATCGAGATAATAGATCTTACTCGGATCGAGCCCCCACGTGTCCTTCCACCAGTTCCCGGCCTTCAGGAATAAACCTTCTTCACCCGCTATCGTATCCTCAACGAGCATAAAAACAACTGCGCAATTGTCGAGCGAGTCAGCTTGAGCCTTTTTCGCCTTCCCGGTGTTGTCAAACGTGTACCATTCTCCCTCGCTTCCGCCTTGCCCGGACGCGATCTCGGCAGTCAACCATCCGCCTGCGTGGTCGGCTGCCTCCCAGTTTAAATTGTAATCCTCCTGAGGATTGTTTCCGGTTCCTGCCTGATAAACTATTATGTCATAGTCATCCACATCCCCTGCCTGCCATCCGTGCCACTCCCAAGTATCAAGAGTCCCGGAACCCATGCCGCTGTTTCTGTTCGTGTACTGCCAGATAACTTTCACGTCTGAATCTCCGGTCTTCGTCCTGTGACCGAGCTCGCCTCGAACGCTGTCTTCTATCTGGACCCGATCCGCGTGGGTGGCCTTACGCGTCCAGCCCATGATCGTGTATTCGTACGTATCTATCTCGTCTATGTCGAGGCCGTCTCCCCGGAGATTGTACGGAACGAATTTGACATATATCTTTTTTCCGATCCACTCAGAAGGAATTTCAACCTTGTTATATGATATCCCGACGTGAATCACGACCGTCTCGTCGGAGACCGCATGGGGCTTCGACATAGTATAATCTTTTCCCCTCACACAATCTTTCAGGATTATATCTGATCCAGAGGCCACCGCGTCTCGGTATGTCAGGAATTCCATATTCGTCATTGCGAGATCGAAGTCGTCGCTGATCTCCCCAACGAGGCAGTACGAGAGATTGTTCCTCTGGTTCGTCCTCGTGTATGCCGAGAACGAACTTCCACCGTAATCGTCAGTGTTCACGGTCAACTTCCTGTGACGCTTCACGACGTCGTTGACCAGATCTCCAACATTCCCGAATTGAGTCAGCCTCTTCGCATAAAAGAAATTATCCGGAGCGTCGAGACTGATCCAGATGTCGCAATATGCCGTCGCCTCGCTGTTCCGGATTGCGCTGAATGCCATCGTATAAACATCATTGTTATATCTCGCGTCCTCCTCCCAGAGAAGCGGAACGACTTCTTCGGGTGGGCCAACTGACGTATCCTCTGATATTGAAGCGTCATAATCGATCTCTTCATACGAGGTCAAGTATTCATCGTCCATCATGAAAGTGACAGTCACTCCTGCATCGATTCCAACCGGAGGATCGTCCACGGAGAAAACACGGCATCTGGCGCTGTTCAGGTTCTCGTCCGGAAGATTTATGGTATATACCTGACCGTGTCTTATCCCGAGCCATCTTCCATTGAGAACGAGAACGTGAAGCTTGTTTTGGAATCGTCCGATTTTCCATGCCTTCCATGCCATCTTTGATATAACGGCCGGATTGCTGAACATCTGATAATTTAAGTTCTCTTCGATTATCTCGCCATCGAGATCTTGCGCAAGCATATCGTCGAGCTGAAATGTCGCGTCCTTTTTATACTGATTTAATCTGTTTTCATAAACGACATTCAGGCGGTTCGGGCAGAGCCCTATATCCTTCATACTCGAGGAGACGATCGTCATGTCAGGAGCTCCCTGATTCTTTATCGAGAGAATGTCTTCTTCCTCGATCGAGTCAATAACAGCGTCGTTCGGGTTCGGCATGAAGAATCCGAATTTCCCATCAGCAGTCTGATACGGATGTGCCTGAAGATGTCCGAGTATATCACGAATAACCGCTCCGACGTTTCTCTTCCGGAGAACGGAGAACGACATTCCGATCCTATTATCAAAGCAGGTATTTCCAACTGTCTCGAGTTGAGCCTCGTCAACCATAGTCAAATCAAACCCCTTCGTGTGCTTGAAAAGGTCGTATATAATCTGGGCAGGATTCGCGTCGAGAACAAGCTCAAGAGTGTAATAATTTCCGAGATTGTCGTGGCCGGTCAAATACACGGTTCCATTCGCTCCCTCATGGCACATCATGGTTCCCTGAGTCCCGAAGAACGGAGAGCTCCCATGACCTGTCCACCAGCTCTCGTCAATCTCGATCTCGTTCTGCGTAACTGTCTCGAACAAGCCTGTGTCGCGATCGTATATAGCGAATTGAATCCGATCATAATCCTTGTCTGGAGGACTAACCTGAACGCCGAGAGTAAATCCCATAATACAGCTCGAGCCGATCAAAGGGACTATATATTGAGGAGCCCAATCGGAACTTGCCGCAAGAGTGTCTTGCACGTTTCCATTAAAATCGATTATCGATGTTTTTCCTCCGTTGTTATTCCAGAAGCAAAAATCCTCGTTGACCGCAAAATCTCCCATAGCTGCTATATCAAACACTGCCGAATAATCATAATGCGCAAGAAGCGTCTGGCCGTTCAAAGTCACCTTAAACAAATCAACTGCCGAAGCAAAATAATCCGTTGCTATAAAAATGTACTGGCTGTTCGATCTGATTCTCGTGTTCGTGATTCCGGTTCCAAAATCATAGATCTCGGTTTTTGTATATTGGCCTCGAGTCGTTTCCGTTTTCTCAGTCGTTAATTTACCGCGATCGGCTGCCCATCGTATTACATACAGCTTCCCGTCGAGACCATCATTGTAGCTCAAGTTTATGTAAGGCCGATTATTCTGATAAGTTATGCAGGCATCCCATGTACCGGCATAAGATGTCAGATTAAGATTCGTTAAATCGACAGTCCTCTGGAGAGTCCAATTCGCATTGTAGACTTTCATTTCTGTTTGAGTGAGTGTATATATTTTATCAAATTTATCCCGGAGAATCTTATTCCCACCGAGTGTCTGTTCGCTGACCCTATTTAGTATATACGGAGGAATTGAATCCATGGCTTCATCCCATGGGAAGCGATGAACCTCGCTCGATATAGTCGGAAAAGTGTTGTTGTCTTCTCCGAGATAGAACTGATTGAAATAAGAATACGCCTGACGCTTCAGAGGAACGACGTCTTCGGCTCTCGAGTCCCAGTCCGGATCGACTGTCTGCTCCGGAGTCCCTCGATATATATTGATCGTCGAGTCTCCCTCCGGGACCATGATATCGTCGTTCTTCCACATTCTCGTGACGTCGAGAACTCCGTGACCCAATCCGAGCGCAGCCCACGTCCAATATTTATATCCAGTGACAGTCTTCTGGCCGCCCTTGCCGCCTTCTTCGACTTTCCGGGTTCTCAAAGGACCTTTGTATATAAAATTCCCTTTGACCTTGCAGATGCCATAATGGAGCGGAGAACTCGCTCCCTCATCAGCCGTGTTCATATTCAGAGCCGTGTACGGATCTGGCGCCTCCGGTGGATCGGGAGCAAATAGAACTGCGCCAAGAGCTCCACCGGCTATATATCCCGGAACTCCGAGCCACGCGCCGAGACCGAACGTCAGTCCGAGCCGACCGGCAGCCTTTACGTTTTCGTTAGCACCCGCCATTTTCAAGCTCCACTATCTTTTTATGCCGGTAAATTGATTTGAGCGATCCAGTTTCGAGAAGCCTCTGAAATTTAACAGAAGCTCCACTTGGTTGATGTATAAACCAGTCCGGATTCACATTTGTTATTATTCCGACGTGACTCTCTATTCCCCGGAAGAAGAATGTCACGAGATCTGCTGGCCTCCGTTCATCGAACGAGACCTCAATTCCAAACCTTAAGATGTAATCCCTGAATTCATTTGGATCGACGTCTTTGCCGAGCATCCAGTCCCGATGATGTATGGGAAGCCTTGTACCTTCCGGGATCAGACCAGCCATCTGATATGGTCTCAGACCGAACGTCGCGCAGTGAGATCCTCTTTCCGGCTGCACTCCGTTCCAGACATACGGAGCGTCAAGCAACGACTTCGCATGCATAACGATCGCATCCCGGAGGATCTCGCTTTCCTTTTTACATCTGCTCAGGTCTTGGCACATGCCTGAATCCTAAAAAATTATCCGTATTAACAAGGCCTTCACAGCCTCCAAAAGATTTCTGACAGTGAGGCCAAGCGGTGTATTGATCTCCAACTCCAAGAGTCCCTGAAAGAGGAGGCATCAGCTTGAACTGCCCAACAGTGTATTCTTGAATCGTGCTCTCCTCACCGGCGAGCGTCCCGGTGTCAATCCGGATCTTGCCTCTCGTGAAATATCCGTCTGCCTCGCTCCTTCCGGAATCAATCAGAAGTCTGTCCGTCGAACCGGCCTGAGCTGCGCCTGTGACTTTTATCGTATCCCAGTCGATCGTGCACTCGACTGGATCTCCGAATATCACGTTGCACTGTTCTCCGTATATGTACGGCGGAACGTTTTTCTTCATAAGGAAGAAGATATCCCGGAATTCTATCTCAAGAGAGAGCCGACTGACTTCAACCTTCCCAGTAGTCCCGGCGAACTTCAATCTGTAGTTCGCGTCCTCATCGCCAAGCTCAGCCTGATAGAGCCTGAACTTTCCACGATCGAGCGCACGCCGATTCCGGATCTTATTTAGGTCAATGAGCGTCTTCGCATAGTCGCTCAGAAGAAGAGAAACCCTCATTGTGCCGACCTTCATAGAAGATTCCATTTCATTGCTGTCCCTCGAGATCGGGGCATTAATATACGTGTTCGACTGAAATGTTACCGGCTTCGAGAAACTCGTAAACCTCTCGAATGTTCCATCCTCGTATTCGAACTCGTAAAGTTCGACGAGTGTTATATTTTGAACATCAGCATCAAGTACCATTGAAAGGGCTTTCTTCTTTTATACCAAGTGTCATGTTCACAAGATCGTATGCTGCAAGAATCGCTTCCGGGCTTCCGTTAAAACGACATCTGCGCAGAAAATATCCTTCAATCTCGACGTCTCCTGTGTCGGCGCATATTATATCGATTGTTCCATCATCCTCGTCGTTGACGACATAATCCGTTGTTATAGTTTTTAAAACGCTATTCACCCAGAGATTGAATCCGAGAGCGAGCTCTATATTCCAGACCTCATACGTCCGATCATAAGATCCGATCGTGTAAGTCCGAAGAGCCTGAAGCGAAACAGGAGAAGACGTTGATTTATTTCCAATCGTGTTCCTGTTTATCTTATTTCCAACGAGGCCGAATTCATCCCGGAAAAGGAAGCTATCCTGATTTCCACCGACATTCAGTATGACATTCGCCAGCTCGAGTTTATCGGCCTCCTGAAGCTGATTCATGGGAAGAGAGAAAGTTGCCCAGTCGTATGGATCATGAACTAGTTCTTGCGTGACGGTCTGATTCGGATTTTGCTGGATCGTTACAAGCGGAGTGTATTTCGAGCCGTATCCATACGAAAAACACCTGACTTGATCGTTCAATATGAATGTCTTTTTCGCCATATCTCTTCCTTAGTCTATCGCATATCCCTGCTTATATGTCTCGTTCATCTGCCTGATTAATTTCGGATCTCTCAGAAGCATATCTTTTATCCCTCTTGAATCCGGACTAATCAAGTTGAAATTGTTTGTTACTTGTTCAGCACCTCCACCAGCGACTCCGATCCTTCCGCGTTCATCTCTTGAAAGCGGAATAACAGCTTCCGGACCGCGCTCCCCAATCAACGCGGCAGTTGGCCCGTGAACGACTCCGCCTGCAGCCATGGCAACAAGGCCGCTTCCTGCAACAGCCGCGGCTGCCGCCCCTGCTCCGCCGCCAACGATGCCTCCGCTGATGGCTCTCATAACAGCGGCCTGAACAGCCATCTGAACGAGCGAGTTCGTGACATCCTGAATAGTATTATTCCAGCCTTTAGTCTGGAGGATAAGATCCGTTATCCCGGAGCCGATCGTTCCCTTCATATCATCCCACGCAACTGTGAAATCTGATACTTTCTTTTTGGTTCCATCCGTATCATTTTGAATTCCTGCCATGGCTGACTTTGCGGTATCCCCTGCGGCTGCAATTGCCGCCTTCGTTCCGATCATTTCATTTTTTAGTGTCTCTGTAGCATCGACACCTATTTTGCCAAATGCATCGAGCTCCGCTCTGAATTTCGCGAGTTCATCATTTGCCACGGATGTCTCTTCCTTAAAGAGTCCAAGCTTGTCGATGATTTTCTGAATGTCTGCGCTGGCGAAGTCAAAGAAAGTCTGATCTTCTGTTTTCCCGGCCTGCTTCTTTGATATCGTATCGAGCGCGCGCTTATGGGCAGACTTTATATTTTCAAGTTGAGTTTCATATTCATTTGCGATCTTAGCCATTTCCTGTCCGAGATCTGGGACAGCTATTTCTTTCAAGGCATTTCTGTTTTTATAAGCGAATCCGACAAGCTTCGCAAGCTTATCAGATGCCTCATCCATTCCAAGAGCTCGCGTGAGTTTCTTTGCCTGAACAGCCATCGAATGAAGGAGATCCATTATCTTCGTAAAGACTCCGGAGAAAACACTTATCAGCGGATTGACAAAATATCTCAAGGCAAGATCTTTCATCGACACCCAGACTTCATTCAAGTTTTTCTTAAGCCACTGAAAACGTTCGGCAATCCACCAGATAAAGTTCTGCATTCCGACTTGGACCGGCTCGAGGCTTTCGAGCCAGCGGCCGAAATCAATCGCGATGATCGCAGTTCCAAGTATAGCAAGCGCAGGAAGAAGAGCGCTAACAATACCGGCAGCCATCTTCAGTAATCCTCCTGTGGCAAATATCGTCGCCCTCCCAAATAAGAACATCGCATTCGATATAGCCACTAATTTCGCAGAAAGATGAATCGCGACGATCGCTATAAACACGCCTTTCAGTTTAACGAGCCAATCCCAGAGCTTCCTGACAGCTATAACAGCCTTAAGAACACCATCTGATACATCAGCGCTTTCAGTCTTTATCCCGGAAAGAACACGTATGAATTGCGTTATATTCTGGATGGCCGTCTTGAGCATCCCAGTAAAACCAGAATCCCCGATCATCAGCATCAATTCCTGAAGCGTGGAAACAAGCTGAAGATATGCGCCCCGGAGCGTGTTGTTTATCAGATCGGCATTCCTCTGTGCGACTCCCTCAGCCTGTCTGTTTGCATCTGTCAGCTGATTTATCTTTTCTATATTCTGCGACATGGCAAGCGCCGCAGTTGCAGCCCGGGCACCGAATATTTGAAAGGCCTGACTCGTATCCATCCCGGCATCGCGTAGAACTGTAAGAGCATTAACTAATCCGACCTTCTGCGGATTAACCTGATCGTATGCCACTCCGAGACTGTTCATTACTTCCACTGCCTTATCAGATGGTGCAAGCAGATCTGCAAGAACCTGCCTCAGGCCCATACCTGCGCGAGATCCACGAACTCCAGCATCCGACATAACACCCATCGCTGCAGCTGTCTCTTCGATCGACATACCGACCTGAGCCGCAACGACACCGGCATAGCTCATTCCATCTGCTAATTCTCGAACGGTCGTGTTTGACTTATTGGCGGTATTGGTTAAAACGTCAGTTACTCGACCTGCCTGATCAGCCCCAAGGCCGAACTGCCTTATCGAATTAGCAACGAACGAACTCGCCTCTCCGAGTTCAAGCATGGCGCCTGAGGCAAGATTAAGAGTTGCATCGATCGCGGCAACGCTTTCATTAACAGAGAAACCTGCTCTGGCTAAATTCAATAAACCTTCACCTGCCTGAGTCGCAGTAAATCTTGTCGTCGCTCCAAGTTCGCGCGCAACGGTATTGAACCGTACCATCTCATCCGTCGTTGCGCTTGTTACGCCCTGAAGCCTCGCCATAGTATCTTCAAAATCCATTATGGTGGTCGTCATTTTTCTGAACACCATGTATCCGCCGATCGTTGCGAACAGTCGAAGAGCAACACTGCGCATCCCGGCCATGGCGCCGGAGGCACCAAGCGTTGCGCCAGTCATATTCTTTATTGCCGCCTGATATTGTCTTGCGCCCTGTACGGCACCTCTTGCACTAATGGCGACAGCGAGTGTTGCAGTATTAGCCATATATCACCTCTTTTTCTGATCTTTCTTTTTCCGCTTCGGGTCGCTGAAATACATCTTTACCCAGACGTCGTCCAAGAAGGTGATATGCCGAAAAAGAATCTCGCGAACCTCTTCGTCTTTGAATCCCTGTATGTCCATCCATGCCGCGATATCTTTCACCGATAGAGGGTTTAAATCGAATCCATTCTGCCTTCGATTGTGAAGTGAGATAAACGCATCCCAGGCAGGAATGAGATCCAGCCTGAGATCTGGTTTCGCCTCTATCGCCTTGACGGTTTTTCCTGCCGCTTCCAGCGCCTCGAGTTTTTTCGATCTTGGTCCCCATTGATACTCCCACTCAAGGCGCGCTTTCAGTTTCCCTGTGCCGCTTTCTCGTCTTCGATCGCGTACAGTTCACGCTGTTGGGCGAGCTCGAATATCTCTTTGTAGAAATCATCTATCGCAAGAGCTTTTCGGGCCTCTTCCTTAGAATACGGGATCTGCTGATCATTGTCATCCAGAAGGTTCCGCCAGTCGAGCAAGATCGTCTCAAGGATTGCTTCACGCATCAGTTCGTCAGCGGTATCGAGATCGATTGTTCCGCGTTCAAGCTGCCGCATGTGCTTCTTGCCCTTTTTCATCATGAACTCTTTGAACCGTCTGTTCCCCATCCGGGCGATCAATATCTCGAACCCATTCTCGTAAGGAACCCACACGCCTTCTTCTTCCTTAGATTTGTCTGTCTTGAAGTTCGACAGCCTGAACCCCTTCTTCTTTTTGTCGGCCACTTTTTCCATTTTTTCTTCTTTCATAAAAAGAGTAAAGCCTGTTTATTCCGCAGGCCAGATAACGATTCTCATGGTTATATCCTCTGTCGCATTCATGTGTGCCTCGAAAGATATGCTCTCCGAGAGCTCCGTGTCAACCCCACCTGCGACCGTCTCATCATCGCCCATCTGGAATGATGGGATTTCGAAGAGTGTGCCATTTCCAAGACCGAGAACTCCGGATGTCATGGCATCCTCGATTGCGATGGCCATCCCGGCCTCAGTATGTGCCAAATACTTGTCCTTCTGAGTGTGATCCTCAAAGAGGAGCTCGAGATCTCCGGTCACTCCGAAACGACCTGTTCCGATCGCATGATTGGCAAGCTCGCCTGCGCATCGAATCGGGCGGAGGTTATTTGTCACCTCGATCGATCCACTCATGAGGCAGACGCTCCCGTGATCAACATTTATAAACTGAATGTCATTTGCCGCGCTGACAATGTCATTTTCGTTCGCCGCAGTCGAAGATCCGTCTCCGGAAGTCGCCGAGAGAGCCTGCTCGTCTTTCCCCATAAAGGAGAAGGAGCCCGTAATCCTCCCGTCAACCGGTATGTCGAGCGACATGCTTTCCGGCATCATACCGCGATAAAGCTCGAATATATTTGTCAGATCTTCGTGTTCCCTCTCAATCGAGAATGAGACTGGTGTCACGCCATTGACGATCTGCGCACCCTGTTTGATCGTGATTCCTGTCTGCCCGGCGGCATCCACGAGATTGTCTTTGTTGCTAACAGTAAAAGTCCCGGCCGCAGAAGTCGCGATCTTATAATACCCGTTGTTCGCGACGTACGCGCCAGTATATCCAGACACTCTCACCCACTGACCGACGGTCGGCGCCGTATCCCACGCTGTCGCATGCGTGAAAGTCCCTGTTGCGGCCGTTACGTCAACTTGTGCCGCAGTGGCGACTGTTACAGCTGAGCTCCATGCTGCCGCCATAAGAAGCGCCCTCAGAAAGTCATGATAACTGGCATAAGAATATTCAAAATTGAGGTCTCCCTCAGCCCCAATGCCTGTACGGATGATGCCTGGAATCTGGCGATCGGAACGGATCTCTTCAGAGACCTCCGTTTGCTTTGTTCCTTTCAGGCTTTCGCCTGTCTCACGCAGGTTTGTCATTTTGGGATTCCCTGTAATCTCTCCCCACGTGGCTTCTTCGTAATACCTCAATACTGTTCTATTTGCATCACTCATCGATTATCTCCTATAAAAAAATCGAATTAAGTCTGAGTGAAATCGGTTCGCCACGGCTGGGTCACATTGACCTGATACTCACCGCTATTGCGTCCAATCACATTTGGATATGGAGCAGCGTCAAATTTGACGATTGTTCCCTCCGTATCTCCTACATTTATCCTTGCATAATCAAATGCATTAATAGCAAGCTCTACAGCATCATTCACGCTTTCCTCATCTGAACCAAGCGGCCCGAATACCGCAAGATCAAGAATGCCGCTAATCCGGAATGTATTCTTTGTGCTTATACATACCGTTTCTCCACCTGCCGGGCGGATTGAAGCGCGAATCCAAACTGCGTTATCTGGCTTTTCAAAACCAAGCTCATTATCATGTTGAATCTGATACGTGCCTCCAAGCTCGCTATCAACACGAGCTTTGATGGCTTCGATCATCGCGCTATATCCCATCAGGTTCTCCTATGCAAATGTCGCCTGAACAATAGAAATCGATTCCCGAAGCATGGCGAAAGGCGCCATCTTTTCCGTTCCGAATTCTATATATTCCGCGTAATAAACGTTGTTGTATAAATAAATTGTTTTTCCAATCAAAGATCCCTGCGCCCGGATCGCGGTTATCGATGCCATTGCTTTGTCTATCGTTGCGCGTCCGCCCGGATCTGGCGGCATCTCGCTCGCCATGTCGATCTGTTCTCCAACCTGCCATCCTCCCCTCAGACGGCCTGTATCGACAGGCGTCAGAAAAACGACCGACGTCACGAGATCCGACACGACCTTGATCATGATCATGTCGAATTTCTCCGGGACGTTCTTGTTTGCGAATGCCGTCAGTTTCTGCGTGAATTCGTCCGCGTTGACAAATCGCACATCCACTCCCATATATTACCTCGCCAACCATATCCTGTATGCCTGCGTTAAATCCCCACTATCAATCGGATCAACCTCAATGATCCGATAAGTCTTCGATGTCTTGCCGTCTACCATCCGGGTCGTACGTTTCGGATTGAATGGAATATCAAGAGCAGCAACAAGACAGACAAATGTGGCCATCGGCCTGTTCGTTTCAGAATCAAGCATCTGTGCCTGACGTGGAGGTGTTATATACCAGCTATGATCTGTTGTATCATCTGCTTCGTAGAAAGTCGCAAGACGACCGTATCCTTCAATCTTGTCTTTAACCTTATTCTGGTATTTTACCTCATCAAGCTCTCGACTCATCCTCTGCTGACCTCCACATTCATGCCTGATGCCTTGCCTTCCAGATACGGAGAGAGCAGAGCATCAATCGTCGCGGCTATTTCGGAACCGCTTGTTCCTGCAAGATACTCTTCCTCAAATTCAAGAACATCGATCTTGATCCGTTCCATCTTGAGCTTTCCGGGATTGTCAGCATCCGGGAAAACACTCCCCTCATTGTTGAAGTAGACAGCCATCTGAACAACAGCCTGTTTCAGGAGCGCCGGGATATCCGTCGTCGCAAGAGTCCAGCCATCATCATCGGTAACGTCGAAGCGTGGCCACTGAAGAGCCTGCGTCCCTGAACCCTTAAAGCCTTTCCAGCCGCCGTAATATTTCTGGTCGATGTATCGCGCGGCATTATTCAGAGCAATTTTCTTCTGATCCTCGGTGACGCCTGAAACCCATGAAAGCCCGAAATTCTCAATGATCTGATCGGCGTCGGCAACTGATATATAGCTCGTCGCATCGCTTTTCCCGGAACCGTCTTCAACTACAAATTGAATCGCCATCTTTTACTCCTTCGGAGTTTTCGGTTTTTCCTTTTTCGCTTCCTTCTTCTCGGTCTTCGGCTCTTCCTTCTTCTCTCCCCGGAGCTTTATCTCCGAGCCGTCAGGCATTGTCGCTCCGCGTCCCTTATAGTGACTCAGTTCCTTTTCTGAAATCTTCTGGAGTCCTGCCTTCGTCAGAATCTCAACTGTTTTCATCTTCTTCTCCTCGTCATAAAATTCGGCCATGCGAGCTGCCCTCCGCGCTTTACACTTTGGACAGCCTCGCATGACCGGCATAATTAACACTCGTCCTCAGCAATAGCCGCGAGAACCGCTTCCTTCTGTTCGGCGAATGAAAGATCGTCGAGTTCAACGTCTATTCCGTTACTCTCGACGATTTCCTCAAGTGAGGCCTTTGACCTGCACTTTTCAATCGCTTCCTGCAGTGTATAACTACCTTCTTTTGCATCAGATGCAGATGCAGAAGGTTCCGAACCTAATCGTTTCCATCCATCCTTTTCCCACTGCTTGAGATCGGAAATGTTTACAATCAGCTTTTTTCCACCTTTGAAAATTGTACACGTCGGGATCGATGCTGCCGGTCCCTTCGAGAATGCCAAAGGAAGAAGCGCCATCATCAACGCTATCATTGCAGCCATCAAAATCATGTCGGCCTCCTTATAAAAAGAGTTTGGATGGGGAGGATTGCGTCCTCCCCACCCGAAAAAGGTTAGTCCTTATACGCGCGGACAGCAAGATTGCCGTCAAGGACACCGAGAGCAAACAGTGTGTCCAGAACAACAACAACCTTAGAATTGTCCCCGTCATAATATAGACGCGAACGCAGAGAAAGATTCGTCACCGGATCAGTCACGCTCGATACCATTGCTCCCAGTTCGTTCGGAAGCTCAAAGGGCAGCTGCCCAAACGCCACGGCGAACGCATTTCTGTGATATGCCATATTCTGGGTGGAGCTGGCGACGATGGTTCCTGTGACTACAGCATCGTCTGCAACATCTGCTGCAAGTCCCGGAGTGAAACTGACATCACCCTCACCGCCGGTGAAGGTCACATCAGCAGTCACAGCGTACCGCTGGGTGTTTCCGGCAATAACGAAGGTGTCACCGATATTCCAGTCACCGCCGTCTGTCACGCCGTCGATGTGGATTGTCGTATCACCCTTCGAATATCCGGCGCCATTGTCAATCGCTCCAGTGGCATCAGCACAGGTACCGCCCGTGTGAGTCTGAACATTCTGATTCGCGAAGAAGTTCAGCCCGTACCTCTGGCCGAGGGCGCCTGAGATCTGAGTCTGAACACCTTCTGCACCTGCACCCTGCCATTGCGCGAACGCAGACAGGCCGAGCAGGTTCTGCTCCATCTCACCGTCAACCATGAAATGCATCATGGAGGGATCTTTCATCGGAACGGCATTGTCGAACAGCACCTTGCGCGGCCCGGTGATATCCGTTACAACTGAACCCGGAGAGGCATTCAGGTCATACAGCCATGGAACCTGCTTATAGAGCTTTGCAAGTTCCGCATCGATGAAATCCGCCAGTGCATACGCTGCAGGCCGTATGTGCTGTTCGATGATGTTCTTCTCGCTGAGCGCAAGTTCTTTGTCCGTCAGCGCAAATCTGACTTCTTTCCAGTAATCCAGCGACAGCTGAACAGAACCGGTGTCAAGATCCGCAGCAGAGCCCGGGGCATTCTGAGCTGTGAAGCTCGACGGTTTCTTGATGTTGATTTTATCACCGCGCCCGTAGGTGCGATATTCTTCATCATAACCCCTGTAAACCGTGTTTGCCATACCGAGTGCTTTTTCCAGCTGGATCAAAGCTTCGTTGGCATAAAATTCTGGAACATAATAGCCAAGTGAATTAGCCATAGTTTAAAACTCCTTTTAGCCCTCTACAAGTTCAAGGCGCAGACCTTCCTTGGCGGCTCTTTCACGTGCCGCTCTGTATTTGGATACGTCTCGCGCGTCTTCTTTGGTGATGGTCAGGACGCCTCCTTGAGGGCTTCCTGAAGATGCGTCTCTTCCACCGCCGCCTCCACCGGCACTCCCGGCTCCCTTAAAAGCGGCAGGGAATTTCTTAACCATCCCTTTTACAAGAGCCTCAATGGTAATCGGTTTGGCCTCGCCATCAACAGCAGGCTCTCCCTGCTCGGTCAGCACTTGGATGTCGAAATCATCATCCTTCTCGATGACTTTGACCCGGCCAGATACATGCGGAAGCAAGAGTTCGACGTCTCCTTTGGCGGCCTCAATCGCTTTCATTGCCTGATTGTCCACCAGAAGCTTGCGCAACTTTCCCATGAGCTTCTCGCTCCGGGTATTCGCAGCATTCAACTTCTCGTTGTGTTGTGCGACCAGCTGCTCAGCCTGAGCCTTCAGCTTGCGCTGAACCTCAGCCTCCATATCGATATTGCCCTTGTCGAATTCCTCAATCCGGGAGAGCGCATCTACAGCTGCGTCAAGATCAACATCAGCATACTTCTCGTATGCCTTTGCAGATTTCAAAGCTGTCTCTTTCGCCCTCCGCTCCTGATTGAGCGCATTCTTGAGCTTCCCTGTATCGGCGATCTCATAATCACCGACTGCCACGCCGTTAAGATAATACACGCCGCCATCCTCTCGATAAGCTCCACGGTAATTCTCCGGCACCTGATTGATGTCCTCAGTCTTCAATACTAATTCGTCTACCATCTCGGTCTCCTCTCAAAATATTGGTCATCCGAAGTCTCTCCGGCGGCGCGCCTCTCGCACAGCCTGACCTCTTTAACTCTATTCTTCATCTTCCTTCGCCTCGAATTGAATGCCCTTATCGCCTTCAAATGGAAGACTGTGACTTACTTCCCCAGAGGCAATCGGAAACGGTATGCCATCCGGAAAGGCCGCACATGCAAATGCCTTATCGACCTTGTCGTAATGCTTGCAATTCAAACACGAAGTATCTGTTCTTGTTTCGCTCATTGTATCACCGTTATATTCTTAGGATCGAATACCACCATCTGCGGAAGGCCGGTGGTGATATTAATCGCGTCAATTCCATTATTCGCCGCCCACCAATTAATCCGCTCAGTCGTTGAAAGCTTAAGGCCTGCCTTTTTCATCTCGCGAACGATCCTCCGGTATTGCTGGGACCATTCGTCGTAAGTATAACTCGCAACATTCTTGACGTTTATTCGCGTTTCCAAAACCGTACCGTATCGAGAGGCCGTATCTCTGCTCGGAGTAAAATAAACACCATCACCAAGCATGCGGCCGTTGTTTTCCGTGCTGATATTGAACCCGTTTGTCGTGATCGAATCGATCCGGGCCGCGAGCGCCTTCGGATCAGTAACAACTCCACGCTCGGTGATTCCTGTCCCGTGATAGAGCGGATCTTTGAATGCGCTCTTTTCCACCCATTGCTCGGCCTCCTTTGCCGTCATGGTGGCTTTCCATTCAAGCACAGCGTCACCGGGCTTAATCGGATTCCCGGCACGGTTCAGGCCGAAGTCCTTAAGCAGGATCGTCTGACCGTCTTTACCAACAAAGTCAGATATATTTTTAACCTTGCCAGATCGCCACATACCGGCACGGACAGGACCGAGCAATTTGTCCTGCACACTCTGAGGCTGTGTCTTGAGCCACGTATCAAAGTCAGGCGGTGCGGCGATCTTGCCATCCATACGGGAGGCGCCTTCCTCGCGGTAACGCTGAACGAATTGAGGCTCGCGGCCTTCAAGGCCCATCTCCTCCCAGCTCTTAGTAACATATCCGAGCGTGCTCCTGCAGTTGTAATGCTGCGGAGGAATGGCCCCGATATCGTCGATCGGATACACTGTCCCGTTCAGCGACATACAGATCATGCTGGTACGATCGTCGAGCGTCGCTATATACTGCACGCCCTTGATTACATCACTGTTCGCTTCGGCAAATACCAGCCTCGTCTGTGTCGAGGCATAGTTGGCAGCCGTCCGGGCAACGGCCTCAGCGTTATCAAACACGCGCTTGATCCCGGTAGTCGTGAAGGCATCATAGGATCTCAGGAGAAGGTCTTTTGTCATCTGAGGGATACTCTTCCCCTCGATCATGCCAATCCTGAATGCCTCATATATGCCGTCCTGCGTCGTCTGCTCGAGCTGTCCGAACCATTCTCCCATAATCTTGCCGTTGAATGGAGTGTTGAATACCGTATTCATCAGCAGATCCGGAGACGGCACAAGGAATTCCCATGGGAATGGCATCGCGTCGGAAAGCTCCTGTGCCGCCTCAATCGCTTCCGTATTCGCCATATCAAGCACACCTGATTTCATAGGTCCTGACACACGATCCCAGCCCATCGCGTCTGTGATCGCGTTGCGCATAGAAATCAACCGAGCGTCTGTCGCTGTCAGTTTGTCAAACGGCAGACGATTGAGCGCCTCCGCTATATCCGGGAGGACCTCATCGCGTATAACACGCTGTACCTCGAGCACCATAGCGTCAGTCGCGCCTCGACGGCGGATCTCGGCTATAAATGCGCTCTCGATTAAATCCTCATTGACTGACGGCATTAGATCATAGCTCCAACTTCACCTATTGGCTGTCCTGCGCCTGCGCCCTGTTGCGTCTGCGCGTTATTAAATAAACTCAGGCCCCGGCCTTTCTCAACCTCGACCAGCGCCTTTTCCTCATCCGGATCAACTTTGTCAGAAAGACGGCCGAAGCGCTGCATCTCGCGAATGAACGTCCGATGCGAAATATCGCCCATCTTCCGGGCCTCGATGACGTCCTTGACCTCCTGAGCCTGCTGGGTCGAGAATACGAAGTCCTGATAAATATTGTATTCGATATCATCGAGAGCCACTTCAAAACCCATCCAAGCAAGGATCAGTTGCATGGTCTTGCGCATGACCAGATTCGCCTCTTCAATCCAGCTTTCGATCTGCGACCGGCTCTTGCTCTCGTTCGCCGCAATCCCGGTGGCCTTGACATTGGCCAGCCTCTGGATCATCGGCGCCATTCCGAGTATCTCCATACGCTCGCTTATGTCATGAATATCCTTCCATCCGTTCTCGGCAGGCTGCCCGTTCGTTTCGACACGTTCCATCTTCGCTTCCGGGTTCTCTGAAAGTATCGCCTGCGTCGGGGCGACCGTCAGACCCTTCTTCACCTCGTCCTCTGTGAAGCCAGATCCAACGAGTATCCCGAACCTGTCAAAGCGCAGGATATTCTTCTGATCGCTCCTGCTGATCCAGTCCTCAAGATTCACCCATGCAAGCTCAAGAAAAGGAGGAAGAGATGTCATCATCCCCGTCTTCTTTGTGTATCCGGTAACGATCGGAATCTCGTCCGGGGCCTTGCCTGCCATAACGAAGGTGCCGCCACCATTGGGAACATACTCTTCGTTGTTGCTCGTTCTGCCTCCACGCTTCTCGCGCTTCCAGAGCTTATAGCCCACTGGAGTGATCACGCGGATCTGATCAAAGACCACCTGCTCCCAGTTATTGGTATCCTCGATGTGCGTCTCTTTAACGCGCACCTCGATGAGCTTGTCCGTTCCGTTCTTCTGCTTCTGGGCCTCCCATCCGATCACATTCGGAGTCTTGAGCACACTGCATAAAGGCTGAAGATTTTCAGCCTGTTCATCGGCCCGGGTGGTTTCATCCGGATTGTCAATAGCCGGGTAATCAACGAACGTCGAGGCAACTCCCCAACGCATAAGCATATCAAATACCTCTTTTGCAAACGCCTGATGATGCTGTCCTTCGCCATCCATGTTATCCATGATCGGATCGATCGCCGCCAAGGCCTCATCATTGCCTTTGATGTTCCAAATCGATGGCCGGGAAAAAGGCCGAGCAACATACTTCTCGATCGTGTCCTTATACGCGTTATTAAGAAAAGAGCGCTTCAGGCGCACGTTATAATTTTTTGTTTTCTCATCAGGTTCCTGCGGAAGCCATTTTGTCCGGGCGGCTCGCATTGCAGGAGTTCCACCGAGAAGATCCAGACAGAGATCCCAACTCCCCTCCTCTGCCATAGTCTTATATTGCACACATGGGGTATCAACAGCCATTTACCGGGTCTCCTATATCTGTTTATTTTCCGATTTATAACCACCATCAATCGGATGGCGCTTCGCAATGTAATAACCAACACTGTCCGAATGATGCGTGCGCTCATCGTTAGATTTCTTATCAATCGCGCCAGTTCCTTCTTTCTCAACCATGACCTCATCGAAATCCGTCGCATGATCAGGTGCCGTTACCGGGTCAATATACATCCGCACCTGTCCGGTCGCGCTCGAGAAACGTGAATTCACGCTATTGACTCTTACTCGCTCAAGAGGATTGCTTCGAGGAACACGGAACCGAAGCCTGTCCTTGAACACAGGCGCCAGCATCGCCTTGATAATGTCCCAATCACTTCCTCGCACCTTCGCAGATCCACGGGCACCGCCTGTCGCGTCACCGTAGCAATATACCATGCCTCTATGTGATCCCCATTTCTCTATCAGCTTCTCGCAGACTCGCTTCGTCGTTGATGCTCGAGGGATTGTCACCTCCCCTATAATCAGCGTCGCATCCGCACGTGCGTCGTCAACGCGCTGTTCCCTGCGCTCCTGAATTATGCTGGCAACTCCCGGCTCGACGTTGAAGTCAAACCCAAGATGCAAAGGAGCATTCGGATCGTAAGGCAGGCGCTTGGCGGCATGAATATCACGCTCAAACGCATAATATGCCCTGCCAATGAAATGTACAAAGTCTGCTTCATATTCCTGCTTGAAGGTGAGCTCGTCCATTCGCTTGCGCGCCCGGGCGATTTCAATCTCGGCCTGCTCCTCTCCAAGGTAGATGGCCATGACCTCAAGGCTTGTCCAGTGATGATATTCCCACTCGTGCTGGTTCTCCTTGGCCTGTGCGAACTGAGCAGTCTTGAAATAATGGTTCCTGCCTTCAGGAACGCCGTACTGATCAAGACCTCCGAGTCGTTCCGAAAGCGCAGGCATCACGTGCTGCTCTATAACGTCAGGTTTCATGTTCGCGACCTCGTCCGCGAAGACCCAGTTATAACTCGGCCCTTCAAACCGATCCGGTTTATCCATGCCGATCAGCCAGATCTCACTCCCGTTGACGAGCCGGATCATCAGGTCCGTCTCACTCTTGTCGCGAATCACGTTATTGACCGAGAAGATCCGCTTCAGATCCTCCCAGTAGATACGCTTGACCTGCGAATATGTCGGAGCCGTATAAGCGATCCTGAAATCAGGCCAGAAGGTATTCTGCAGAGCCATCTTGGCGCCGCGACGCTTGGCGACCTTCGTCTTCCCTGAACGACGACCTGCAGGAACGACATTGAACCGCTTGCGCGAAAGCTCATACCGGGCCTGCTTCGGGTGATGGTCGAAGTATAGCGGATCAACAGCAGTCTTCGCCAGCCGGACAGGTGTCCCGACCGGAGGAGGTGCAAGCATCGCTATACTCATCCTGTCGCCTTTTCAAAAAGGATGTAACTGATATTATTCCGCTTGAGCCATGCCTTGGCCTCTTCAGCGGTGAACTTCGCCTTCGGAAACCGGTATGACTGTGCGGTAGAACTGTCGCCACGCTTAAGAGGGCCGCCATAGATCATGACACCATTCGAAAGCGTGCGCAGAACGACGATGCGCTCAAATAGCGCTGGAGATTTCACTCTCGCGGCATGAAAATTTGGATATGGCATCACTTACCTCCTTTCGAAGAAGCGCTTTTCGAGGAACGCTTGCGCTTTTTCGTTTGCTTCGCTTTGGCATCCGGGCTCACAAAGGACCCGTCTTTCCCGGTAAAACGCTCGAGACCTGCGTTCATCTGATCCAGCGTCTCGCGTATCGCTGCTGCCTTGTCCGTGACTTCTTCCTCCCGATCCGGCTGATCTGACAGGCCCAGTAATGCCTTGCCGAGCCATATCAGCATCGTCGTGTTTCCGTCCAGAGCTTTCGAGATGGTTTTCTCCATGATCTCTCGCCCGATCACGGCCTTCCCCTGCCTCCAAGAGACCGCAGCAGGTCCGTCCTCTGCCATCCACTTGGCAAATTGCGACTGACTTACTCCGATCGAATCCGCGATGGTTTTCTGGTTGATCCCCTTTGCGGCCAACTCAAAGATCTCGTCCAGAATCGCCTTTGTTGGGTTCTTCCCGGTGAATAGCTTTCGCTTGATCGGTTTTTTCGGGGCGGTTTTTTTGCGCCGTTTTGACACTGTCTGCTTCTTTGCCGAATCCTGCGTTTTCGGTTTCTCTGACAGCCATAAACCTTTCACTCAAGAAACGCTTTATCAAACAGCTTGAACCGATTTCATGCTCGCGTATAGTATTACATGCTCACGGCTGATTGTCGAATCAATTTCTCAATCTTTTATTTGATTACAACTCGCATGGATAATCAGCGTTCTTACTCCGCTCGTCACGCTTGGTCAGCCCGAACCGCTTAAACTCGGCCCGTATAAGACCGACAGAGCATCCGAACTCCCGGGCGATCGCCTCCCAAGAGTATCCTTTCTTTGTCGCAAACGGAAGAAGCTCACTCTTGGTAAAAGCGCGTTGCCTGCGCCCACGTGGCGCAATCTCGATATTGAGCACCCGGCAGATGCGGAGCATCGTTCCCATGGAGCATCCGATGATCTTTGACGCGCCTCGCATGTCTCCTGCCTTCTTGATCGCCGAAAGCGCCTGAGCCCTTGTTACCGTGTAATGCCGCCCTTTGTATGTTTTACTCATTCGTCGTCTCCTTCAAGCGATTCTGCCCATTCGAGCGACAGCTCCGCAATTGGCTTCCCGGGTTCAAGTATAGCCTTAACTGTTGCCGTTGCTTCACGTATGGCATCAGCGACGTTTTTCCCGTTGGCATTGATAAGAGATCTGGCCTTGAGATCAATGGCGTGCCGGACAAGCTGCTCCGGGGAGGTGAACCATGCGACAGCGTCCCAAGAGGGCTCACCTTTACGGCTGAGCTTTTTCTCAAATACAAATGCTCTGCGTGTTGCGTTGATGCGGTATGTTTCCTTTTTCATTTTTTCTCCTTTTTGTATTCTGCAAACAGAGTTGTTAGGTCGTTCTTTTCTCGCAGGCTTTCGTCGAGGCCTTCAGCCAGCGCGGCGTAGTTTATTTTGGTCTTTGGCTTAATAGGCGGTGGTGAGATCGTCTTCGTTTTTCTGAGGCCTTTTCCCGAGATGATCTTATCCTCCAGATTTGGATCTTCTTGATCATCGCCTCTTTTTGAGTCAACTTCCGAAGATGCATCTTTCTGGCCGAAAAGATCATCTTCTGGATATCTATGCATATTTCCCGAGATCGTCTTTTTCGGCAGAACGGCAGGGGCAGGGGTTTCGAAAGAAACGGGTCCCTTGACAACACCTCCGGAAGCACTCGGGTATATCCCGGCACAACAGAATCCACCTCCTTCCTCGTCGCTCATGAAGCTGAACTGAACGAAGCCTCCAACGCTGCCGAAGACGTTGCTTTGACATTCTGCTGTAAGGACTATGTTCTGCCTGACGGTAAAGACCTTCTCTTCGAACCCGATCCCGAGGCGTTTAAACAGCTCGGCCATATCGCTGAAATCACTCATTCGGAACCTCCTCCAGCTTAACTCCAAAGATCTCAAGCCCTTTATTCGCCGCCGCGATATCATTCCACCAGAGCTGGACGACGATGCCGTCATCTTCAAGATCAAGGCGGCTCTTCCAGACTGCCGGGATCGTCCCGGATTCACAAAGCCTTCGGATCATCTTGGCAACGCCATGCGGAGGAAGAACTTTTCCCTGCCGAACGATCCCGGCATCTTCCGGAATCAGGTATGAGCGCATCTGGTTTGCTTCTGGTTTAACCTCCCGGCCGCAGGTTGGACACTTGCCACCGTGCTCCTTGAGCAATTCTGTGATCTCACTCGGAGTAACGGTCGTGCCGATCTGGAGCCGGGCCTGTCCGTCCGGGAGAAGCTCTGCGACGCGAACCCAGAGTGGCTCCCCACATAACGGGCATGATTTCCGGATCGGAATATCCGGGCCGACGTAATCAAGCGGCAGGTTTATAACCTGCTTTTGGCAATGCGGACAATCGATCGTGACGTGTAGTTTCATAACTGGCCTCCTTCATTTTTTTGAGGGCAACTTAGTTTAGGCGAAAGGCCGCCCCTCGTGACTTCCCTTCGTTTTTTGGATTTTGGCTTTAAACTGGCCGTAGATACGCGCAGTGAAACCTTTAGGTACCTGCCGGAGCGATAAATGCCTCCATGAAAGTGATTTTTTCGGGGCCAAGGGTTCGAATATGCGTATTTATCGGGGGTTTTAACTACCTCCACTACCTTGACTACCATTTCCTGTGGGTTCTTATTATTATTATTACTTTTCATGGAGTTACACAGGGAAAGGTAGTTAAGGTAGTTAAGGTAGTTAAAAGAATAGATAGATACTCGAATTAGAACCTTTAGCCGCCGAAAAATCACTTTGGAGAAGGCATTTATTGATTTTTTGAGGCCTAAAGGTTCGAATTCGCGTATCTGTGGGCAATTCATACTTTAATCCCGGGATAGATACGCGTATTGAAACCTTTAGCCGCCAAAAAATCGATATCGGTGAAAGTCATCGCGAGAAACGTGATTATATAATCTTCTGCGCGCTGATCGCCACATCTCTCTTGTGATGGAAATTCATTATTGCTTCGTGACCCCTCTAAAGGTTCCATTTCGCGTATTGTGATGGGGATAGCTTGCAGAATCACGATATTTCCTTACCGCACCAGTCGCAGACGTTGCCTGTGGCTGCCGGGTGTGTGCAATAGCCACATTTTTCGCACGCCAGCACGCCGAGGCCGTCGTGATCCCACTGCCATGTTCGGCATACCGGGCAGCGTGATTGCGGGTCAGATTTGGTACCGAGGTCGAGGAACATCTCGGCTATTTTAGCTGCGAGCGTTGCGGCCTGAACAGCCTCTTGGACGACGTTGAATGGTGGAGCGCCGTTGTATTCCCAGTCGCTTGTCGCATTGCTTGTTTCCCCGACTTCCTCTGCAAGGTAACTCAGCCATTCGAATGCCGTGTGGTGCTGGACGCCCCATTTTTGTATTTGTATTTTGTTTTCGCATTCGATCATGCCCCGGATACGGTCCCACATCAAGAAGCATGCATCGGTGAGGAGTTGTCGTTTGGTGTGTGCGAACATATCGATCAGGTCTGCCTTCTTGAATTTCATCATTTCTTTTTTCCATTGTTCGTCGAACATGTGGCATCTCCTAAAAAGTCGTTGATATGATCAATTTGCAATTCCCCGGCCCGGAAGGCTTGTGGCGAAGGTCGTGAGTTTTTCAGTCATGACATTCTCCTTTCACCCAGTCGCAGGCTTCTTCCAGCGATCGAACGATAATATCCGCGTGTGCGATGATCCAGTACGAAGGCTCGCGGTCTTCCGGGATGATGACCGCGATGCGCTTATGGAAAGACCACGCGGCGAATATCTCCATGGACGTGCCGTGTGATGGCTTCCAGCAATTGGCGATTATGGTATCTGCGTTCTTGATGTCTACAAGATCCGGTTTGATTATTCGCTCGATGATCTCGTCCTTGGATGTTAAGCCTTCCAGACTGCCGTCCTTGTTCCGCCGTGTCGGGTCGAGGCATATATGCTCGTCCAGCAGACGGGCGGCCTCTGCGCGCCAGTCATTGGCCTGCACGGCCGTGCATTCAGCGATGGGGCCTGCGAGGTATATTTTCATGATAAATCTCCAAATAGTGTCATTTGTCCTTCTTTCTGTTCTCCCGGAGTCAGGCCGGTACGTGTCTGCTCGCAGAGGAGCTTTGATGCCTCGCAGTATTGTTCGGCGAGCTCCATGCATATAAATCTGCGGTTGGTCATCATACATGCCCGGGCGGTGGTGCCGCTCCCGAGGAACGGGTCGAGCACTGTATCGCCTTCATCGCTTGAGTTCATGATCATTTTCATGAATAGTGCGATGGGCTTCATGGTTGGGTGAAGCGTGGATCGTTTCGGCCGAGCGTATTCCCAGACGGAAACCTGTCCGCGGTCCGGGACTGGCTTGTGCGGTCCGCCCGGAGTCCAGCCGTAAAATATGGCTTCGTGTTTGTAGTGATAATCGCTGTGTCCGAGGACCATGGAATCTTTGACCCAGACGAGAGTCTGTCGCCAGACGCCGAGCTCCTGAAGGACGATGGCGAAATCGAGGAATTGCAGCCCGGCAGGGGCAGTGACGTACCAGCATGCTCCGGGCTTAGTGACGCGCGCTATTTCGGTGAACACGGCGCGCAGGAATGGCTGGAGGTCGATGTTGTCGTTTTCGATCTGCAGGGCATCTTCGGTCTTGCCGGTATAGTTGACGCCGTACGGTGGATCTGTGACGACGAGGTCGATAGATGCCGGTGGCATACGGCGCATTATTTCGACGCAGTCACCTTGGTATATACGGCCAAGGTCGTTTGTGTAGTAAGGTGTCATTTCTTTCCTCCCAGCAGGTCAATATCGAGCGCGTTCAATTCATCGTTGACTGTGAATCTGAAATGTTTACATTCTGCCTCGACGGTAGACTTGCCGGTCCGGTGAACCGGCGTCATAGTGATGAATGCCATCTTGCCGCATACCGGGCAATGGATAGCAATGGAATTGAAGGTCGATTCGTAATCAAAGCTTGTTTCGAATTTCATTATTTACCTCCTATAAAATTACCATTATCGTCGTACCGGTCCGGATTGCTCCGTTCCTCGAGCTCTTCCTCGAGCTCTTCCCGGAGATGTTTTATAACCGCAATAGCCACATCGACGGCGCCGCCTTCGCATATCACGAGACTGTTCTCCATCAGGAAGTTGGCGAGGCGCTCGATCTGCGTATCGCCAGCTCGATTGTTCCATACGGCGACTGCTTCTTCTTTGTCCTGTCGTTCGGGGCCTGTCAATCCGCATTTGATACATTCGACGGCCACCCAATAGCCACCGCCCGGCTGTGTGAATACCTGAAGTTTCTCCGTTTCACCGCAAAGCATGCACGGTTTAATATCATTCATGGGTTTTTTCCTTTCCCATCAAAGAATCGATCCAGCATTCATGGCAGAATTCTATTCCGTTTAACTTCTTCATATCATCATAGTATTTTCCGAATAGATTCTTTATATGATCGAAATCTTCATCCGGAAGTGGAACGTCAACCATAAGGCTTATATGGACCCCGATAAATTTACCTTTTGACTTAGGAAGTTCGAGTGACTTCCCACATTTATAACAAGCTCTTTCTTTGATCTGTACCATATTAAAGCCCTCCATATTTAAAGTAATGATTCATACAGTCCGTGCACAAATAGAAGGATGCCAGTCCTTCTTCCGGGACGGTCCCGGAC